AATTCCCTCGAAAATATGACACCGTACATAGACTTTGAAGAAGATATGATTGTTCCCGTTCCCCCTAAACGGAAGCTTGGTTGGGTTAATAATTAAATACATAAAATTTCATCGTCCAAATTAACATATGAATCGTCTAATATATCCTTATCTATTATTTCATATGTGGCACCAAAAATCACCGCCCATTTAGATAACAGACGCGCCGCCCTTCCTGAAATATTGATTTCCTTTTCAGTTATTTCACCGTATATACATTTTCTTACTACTTCACATACAGTAGCTACATGTACGTAATCAAAATACTTATCCCGTTTTATGATTACGTGTTTATCTCTTTTACACACAGCACTGAACCTGGTTTCTAATTCATGAGGACCATAACATCCCCATATTCTCAATATATGAGTATTTTTCATTGTTCTTAGTCTATGATCTATAACCCACTTGGCTAATCCATATGGATCGCTGGGTGGGTTTCCGCGAAGAGCCGCTCCACTAGAGAAATATATCAATTTTCCACTAAACGCACGAACAACATTTTCAAACATGGTAATATTCTTGAATGTGGTGGCCTCATCATTTTGGTTTATGGATGCCCCACAGTGGATTACTGCATCAAAATTATTTTGTTTAAAGAAGTTTATAACGGCACACTGATTCATTAAATCTAGATCATTACGCGTTATACCCACCCATTTTTCAGATTTTGCATACGATGTTTCCATTAAATTTTTACCTAAAAATCCACCGGATCCTAGAACACAAACCTTCATTGTATTAAAGAATACGTTAGTCTTTATATTACAATGTCAAAAAAAGTTTGGTATGCACCGAATAAATTTGAATCATATGGCGAGGAAGAGATTGCGGCTGTTGAGTCTTGTCTTCGGGATGGCTGGCTTGCTGGTTTTGGTGATCGTACTATTTCCTTCGAAAAAAGAGTATCCGAATACTTCGGAAAGAGATCTGGATTGTTCGTTAATTCCGGGTCTAGCGCTATATTAGCCGGTCTCGCGTCACTAGATTTACCTTCTGGTTCGGACGTGGTGACACCGGCGTGTGGGTTTTCTACCACCGTTGCGCCCATCATGCAATTGGGTCTTAATCCGGTATTTTGTGACGTAGAGCTTACCACGTATGTACCTAGTCCCGAACAAGTAAGGGATGCGGTTACACCTAATACTAAATGTATTATTTTACCCAATTTGATTGGTAATAAACCTAATTGGGAAAAAATACGAGAGTTGTGTCCGGGTATCATTTTGTTTGAAGATTCGGCGGATACGATGACTCGCACCGATTGTACCGATATAAGTACGACGAGTTTTTATGCCAGTCACGTCATTACAGCGGGAGGAATTGGCGGTATGGTAATGTTTAACGACGATGAACACCTGAAGAGGGCTATAATGTTCCGAGATTGGGGAAGAATTGGTGATAATATAGAAGAACCGAGTGAGCGTTTTAATCATTCCGTGGATGGAATTCCATACGATTGGAAATTTCTATATGGTGTGGCGGGGTATCACCTTAAAGCGTGTGAGATGAACGCGGCTTTCGGTCTTGTACAGATGGATAAATTGGAGGGGTTTCTCAAACTTCGACGTCAGTTGATCGATAGGTATATCGAAAATCTTAAAGATGTATCATATTACACACTTCCAGATGACTCTATAAAACCCAATTGGCTCGCTATTCCTCTTCAGTGTGCTGATAGACTTGAACTCGTTAATTTTATGGAAAAAAATAACGTCCAGACACGAGTCACATTTGCCGGTAATATTACCCGACACCCCGCATTCCGACAGTATTTGAATGATTACGAGAATGCCGATAAGATCATGAAGGATGGTTTTCTTTTGGGTGCCCATCACGGCATGACTTTGGACGACGTGGATAGGGTGTGTGATCTCCTTAAACATTTTGCCCTTTCCAAGATGGGTAGTACTTTATGGTTACCGGACTGGGCAAAAAATTTACCCGGAATTCCATGAAATCGTAAAGCATATGGGAAGTATGCCCAAACCCAGATGATAAACAAAAACACCAAAAATAAAAATACCAAAAAATAAATCTTATTCTTTTGATATAAGTTTTACAAAATTTTAAAAATAGTAGACCCAAAGATATAACATTGAATGATATTAATAATGCTTTAAAAAAATTAAATATTTCTTCCCCCAACAAAAAATAAATCCTTGTTATTATTAGATTAGACATGTCTAACAATAACAGAAACAGCAATTCTAATACCAATGGAAACAATAACAGAAATAGTGTTGTAATATTGGGTAAACGGTACAATATTAATACAACAACAAGACTTGATTTGTCATACAACAAGTTGACCTCCCTTCCAGAAAGTATTGGTAGACTTACAAACCTTGAGAGACTTGATTTGGACAATAATGAGTTGACCTCCCTCCCAGAAAGTATTGGTCGACTTACAAAACTTGAGAAACTTGATTTGAGTTACAACAACTTTACCCGTCTTCCAGAAAGTATTGGTCGACTTACAAAACTTGAGATACTTAGTTTGCATACTAGCAACTTGACCTCCCTTCCAGAAAGTATTGGGAACCTTACAAACCTTGAGTATCTCGAATTGACCGACAACAATTTGACCTCCCTTCCAGAAAGTTTTAAAAATTTAAACAGGCATTTGGAAATACATTATTCCGGTTCCATATATACTAGAAACGAATTCATAAAAATATTTAGACCTAATATACCCAAACGCATTTCTAAGAATACTCAATTATTTAACAAAGAAATTTCAAACACAAAAAAGATTTCTAATATTCCCATGAACAAAAGAGTTTATATAAACACTAATTCAAATGTAAAAAATAATGGTGAGTTGAGAAGATTATACAATAAGAATGGTATAAACCGATATATGAATGTTAGATATACTGGTCGTCTTCATGGTGGTAATTTTAGAATGAGTAATGTAAAAAATTTAAAAAACACCAACATTGTGAATAAGAATGTTTATTTGCGAAACATTAAGTCTCGTTTGATGAATTCAAGTTTGAATAATTTTAATCAAACAGTTGAAAGAATAAAAACTAATCTTCCCTCAAATGTTAATAAAACCGATGTTAATAACATGGTTCGTTCCATGAAGCCTCAAGTATTACAAAAGATATTTAACAAGTTGAAGAATAGTCCCTCTAATAACAGGGTTCGTATAATGAACACAATGAAGAACAGAGGTTTTATGAATAATTCTGATATTGCTGTAATGAAGAAAAAGTTATTGAGTTCAAATTTTGTTCGTAATTCTAAAAAGTCTCCACCCAAAACAATAAAAGTAAATAAAATGAACAGTAATAATGTCCGTAAGTCTCCATATATTTAAATAATGCCCGCGATGACTTTCATTAGTGTGTATAATATACTTAAAACATATAATCATATTAAAGTAATGGGATTATACGAGGAATTAGTTCGTCATAGACTTCCGCACTATACTGAAATTCCAGGAGCTATTGGTCCAACCGATTCTAGAAACATACTGGTTACGGGTGGATGTGGATTTATTGCGTCCAATTTTCTTAATATCATGAAATCTAAATATCCATATTTAAACTTTGTAAATATCGACAGTCTTAATTACTGTTCAAATAAAAATAATGTCAGGGAGGGAGTAGCCACTTTTATAAAAGGTAATATATGCGATATAGATTTGGTTCAGCGTATTCTAAAAGAATATAAAATTGATACGGTATTTCATTTTGCCGCACAAAGTCATGTTGATAATTCATTCACCGATCCCCTTCATTTCACTATGCAGAATTCATATGGAACGCACGCATTAATCGAAGCGTGTAGAAGGGTGTGCCCGGGTGTTGAATTTGTTCATTTCAGTACTGACGAGGTATATGGCGAGTCTGTCACTGATACACCATTCAAAGAGGAGACGGGTGTTCTGAAACCCACTAATCCATATTCGGCATCAAAGGCTGCGGCGGAAATGATTCTCAGATCTTATATCGAATCATTTGACATGAATATAAAAATAATTAGGTGTAATAATGTGTATGGACCCAATCAATATCCAGAGAAGTTAATTCCTAAATTCGTTCGTCTCATAGCCGAAGGTAAAAAATGTACAATTCATGGCACTAAAAGTGCTGAAATACGACGAGCATTTATGCATGTAAATGATGTCGTGGACGCGGTTAATATTGTATGGCAGTATGGTTGCATGGGAGAAATATATAACATCGCATCCGATGATGAGATTTCGGTCATGGATGTTACGAAGTTGATTATACGGACTCTATTGAATACTACTGATTATGATAAATGGATTACGTATATAGATGATAGACCATTCAACGATTCGAGATATCATATATCCGCTGATAAACTAAAATCTATTGGATGGAGTCCTAAAAAGACGCGCGAAGATTTGGTTAATTTTCTGAAGGAATTATATAATGAGTATCGTAAAGGAAGACATTAATACTCAAATTACTCCCGAATATAAGGTGGGGAAAGATTTTATATCTTTTGTCGTACTTAGAATTCGTATTCTGGTCGTGCTTTTCTCTTATGTGATTCATAACAGAGGAACATTTACCACGGAGGAAAAGGTTAAGATGCTAAAATTTGTCGCGAAAATATTTCAGGAGGTAACCGTCGAATTATTGCGATTACCATCAGTTATATGGACTAAAATACCCGTAAAACTGCCTTTCGGACAGAGGTACATACCCGGCGCCATTGACCAGACTTAAACTATATATCACCATAAACAAAAATCCAAGCATAGCACCACGTCCGTCTTCTCGGCGTGCTGCTAGTCTTTCAAATTGTTCTTCATCTAATTTTTGATCAGCGATGACCATATAGCGAATAGATACCAACCACGCCAGCACAGCACCAGCCAAAAACGGTGGTTGTTGAATTTGTTCGACCACGTTGAGACCAAGAGCAAACCAATTTAATGTTCCAAATCCTACACCGAACGTGGCAGCTCTTCCAGAGATGGCCTCTACCAATAGTAACGTTCTATCCGTGTTTTCCTCTTTTGATCGTACGATCACGTTACGTCGCCCGGCGTTTGATTTCTTGTATGTGGTAGGTTTTCTTAATGTTACAGGTTGGAGTTTAGGAACTGCTAACATGTTTGTTTTTGTTCCTTATTCTTTATCTTCTTTATCCGCATCTTTGTCTAATCCGGGATTAAGTCCTTTCTGCATTTCAGTTAGTATGTAGATTTGAAGTGCCAAACCGATGCCTGTGTATGCAAACGTGAAATTCATACCCGACCGCCTAAATTGGTATATCATCCATAATACACTCGCGACTATACTCATGATTACATAACTTTTGGTGTGTTTACTGGTACCAGTTTTCCTTACCTTATCAAATGTTTGGTACATTTGGATACCTCCTATGATTAATGCCGGAACAACAACCGCGGTATCGAAGTCCATAATAATATATCTTATATAAATATATTAATATGGATGCACTTCTGAAGAAATACTCAGGGCGAGTCGACGACAAGGGTTTCGCGAAACTCGTCGAAGAAATCAAGAATGAATACTTAGCCGATGGCATTTCTCCGGAGGAAGTTCCGCTTATCGTCGGTAAGCTCATGACTTTCACGAGTAAGCTGAAGAAGGTGTCTGGGGCTGAAAAGAAGAAGATTGTCAAGGATACGATCTTCTTTTTGATTGAACAAATCGATGGCGTTCCCGACGTGGATTCTCCGATGGAAACCATGCTTAAGAACCTCGTCGACCCCATCATCGATGGCGCGGCTCTTTTATTGAAGGCTAAAAATTGCAGCTGTTTCAAGTAAATCAACCCATTTAAGGTTTTAGATNNTATTTCAGTATGAAGTTTCCGTCTTTAGAGACGATGGTTACTTATGGTATTTATACTGTCAAGGAATTGGAGCGACACGCACGTGGATTAATGCCCAGAAGGAAGGTCATAGTTTTGAACGAGTGTGAGGTGTGCTCGTTCGTGTATCCAGGAGACAGGTGTAATAACTGTAATGGATGTTAATTAAAATTTAATAATTCTCTCTCATACCAACACTTTCTGGTATGAAAAAGGATATAGTCTCAGCAGGGAAAAATAAAATATATACACATATTAATAATGTTAAAGCTCAGCCGAAATCAAATTCTCTTGATTGTGTTGGCGGTTGTTATTGTGGTTGTTATGGTTGGTGTTCGAACTAAATGGAGTTTCCGACGCACCAGTTACCTCGAAGGTGACGCGGATGCGGAGGTTGAGGAAGAAGAATTCGACGACGAAGAAATGACAGAAGAAGAACTCAAGGCACTTGAAGACGAATACGGTTTGGAGGAAGACATGTTTGACACAGATGACGAAGACGAAGAAACCGATGACGAAGATGACGACGATGAATAGACATATTTACCAATAAAACCCACACTAAAAATATTATACTATTATAAATAAAATGATAACAGGGATCCTTATCGCTTTACTTATAATTTTTGGTTTAGCATATTATTGGTCTTGTACCGGACACACCTGGAAACAGAAAGAATTTAGTAAGAAGAATTGTGATATCAAAGGATCTTTTCCGGGTGTCATGCGCATGTTAGGCCAGGGTGACGAAGAGGACGACGAAGAGGACGACGAAGAGGACGACGAAGAGGAAGAGGAAGAGGAAGAGGAAGAGGAAGAGGAAGAGGGAGGGGAAGAAGGTTATTCGGTTCAGCCATTCTCTTTATAAATTAGTACTAATTGATGTCTCGTAAAAAATATCAGTATAATTAAATGGTAACTTTGTTTATACTGTTATTATTAATACTCGGTGGAGTTTTTATGTATCTGAAACTTCAGAAGACCGATGAGGATGATGAGGTTACAGATACAGGAGATGACGAGGATCAACAGGCCGCTGACAAGGACGCCGACTCCGCCAAGAAAAAGGAAAAGGCCGCTAAAAAGGCACTCGCCGCCGCTAAGAAAAGCGGAGACGAATCTGCCATAAAAGCTGCCGCCGCTAAGGCTAAGAAGGCTAAGGAAGATGCCGCCGCCAAGGCTAGGAAAGCTGCCGCCGCCAAGTCTGCCGCCAAAGCAGCAGCCGACACCAAGGCTAAGAAGGAAGCTGCCGCCAAAGCAGCTGCTTTTGAGAAGAAAAAAAAGGCACACGCCGCCAGACTGAAACGTGAAGCTGATGAAGCAAAAAGGAGAGAAGAAGAGGAGAAAAGACAAATTCAAGAGGCAAAACGAAAACACGAACAAAAGAAGAGGGATAGACAACGTGCGCTAGACAATTGGGGAACGGGTATGGGCGGCGGTACATCTGGATTTCCCACGCAGGGTCATTATGCGGTCGTAGGGGCGAAAACGGGGTATCTTGGACAAATTAATGCCAAATTGACCAATACTAAGGTCGGTAAGATGACGATGAAAAAATGTCACGATTTGGGGAGAGATCTTCAGAAAAAGAAATGGCCCGTTTCGGCGGTTGGGTATAGAACGAGCGCTCACCCAGATCCCAAATGGAAAAATACATGTTTCTTCTATGGAGGCTGGGATCACGACGGTGAGAAGACTATTGTCCCGACCGGTGGTCGTTTTACGGGTAAAAGTGATAAAAATCACGCCATTGCGTGTATGAATCCCGGGGAAGTCGTAAATAAGGGGTGTAAAAGCTATTCGTATATAACTAAAAAAATGCGCGCAATTCGGGCAAGACGAGCGGCGGAACGCCGCCGATTAAATGAAAAGCCCGGTGGTGTTCAATGGAGATGGGGCCTTCCTAGACATGGATGGGTGAATGATAAACTCAATCAGGGCTATTCTAAGATTAAGAATCAAAGTGCGAAACAGTGTCACCAACACGCGGTAAATATTAATAAACAAGCACCCGGTTTTGTGCGTCTATGGGGTCATTACGGTTCAAATTACCCCGATAAAAACAAAAGGAACACGTGTTTTTTCTATACAGCCAACAAAACTTTCATGAGACACAATGATCCCAAGCCCCCGCATTTCCACGGTAGGGCTCCTTGGAATGGTGACAGAAGACACAGTTCCGGTTGCGTTGAAAGAGGCAAACTCGTCAGTGAAGGGTGTAAGGATCGTTCCAAGATAAACAAGGAGAAAGCGGATCATAGAAGGGCGGTCGTACTTCCCGGTAATATACACCGTTCGACAGGATACCGGGATGGAGGTACTAATTTGGGTTTGAAACCACACCAGTTAAAGGCGAGGGGACCCAATGAGTGTCGCTTAAAGGCTATCCAACTTAACAAAAGTGGCGCCGGCATCAAGGCGTGGGGTTTTAGAAATACTCGTCATCACCCGCACTGGAAAAATACATGCTTTTTCTATACGGGTAAGGGACCACACGGACGATGGTGGATGGGTCGGCACAATCACCTAACAGGGTGTTTGAAACCCGGTGATAACGTTAATTGGGGATGTACGAGAACGCGACCCGTGAATTGTGAGCAAAGATGGACTGGGTGGTCCGCATGTACTAAGCCGTGTGGTGGGGGTACCACGAGAAGGGATTATAAAACAACTCGCAATGCCCAGGGTATCGGTAGAGCATGTAAGGTTGCGTCGGGAGCTTACGCACCCCAAATTAAGGCGTGTAATGCGCATCCATGTCGTCCGACGGCACGCTACGTGACGCTCCACCGATATGACCGTACCCATCACGGGAACCGCGATGGAACCCTGCTTAATTTGAATCAGGTGCGGGTTTGGTCCAACGGGCGGGATGTGGCGCGCGGACGTCCCGTGCAGATGTATTCCGTCCACCACTCATACCATGGAAAGAATCTTACTGACGGGAATCCAAATTCAATGGCACACACATGGTGGAGAAAGATAACCAACCATAGGGCTGCGAGACATGCCTGGATGAAAATAGATTTGGGAAGAGAGTACCCGATAGACTATGTTTGGGTTCTAAATCGCAAAGATTGTTGCCAGGATAGGTTAAAAGGTTTCTCAATAATACTGAGACACGGTAGAAAAAAACCAGGGGCACCACACACACGCTATGAAGTTATGAGGTCTGACAGAATGACCGATACGGGCGCTGGATGGAAGACGGTCTTGTGGCGACCGGCAATTGGGGGTACAGTTGGTCCAATGGATGTTCCGGGGGCGTATTTTAGACGAACAGGTTATTATTGATGAGGCTACCTCTTTAGCGCCTAAGTTAGACGAGCGATTACATTTTTTCCAGTAAAATGGATCGTCACCACCTACTTGTCTTGTTGGATAAAATTCAAGAGAAGTATGAGATACAAGACGGTGAATACAAAGAATTTGTAGAAGCTATCGGAGGGAAGAAGGCGATTCCCGAATTCAAAGTCGGTGCCATGGTAAAGATTGATTACGATCATATAGGGATGCGAGCCGAGTTCGGCGATGATGAAGTATATCCCGTGGTTAATGTGACCGATAAGTGTTCGAGGATTTGGAAAGTCGTGGATGACGAGCACGAACGTCACGTTCATAATTACCGACATGTAGGGTGGTCCATCGACAATAAATGCTTTGCGCGCGCCGAAATTCACGCAAGTGAAATTAAAAAGTTAGCGACCGATTTACATGATGGTATTCATACGATTTGTTCCCAAGACAAGCACCAGATTAAACATGTCATCAGAATAAAGGAAATAACCACTTTATAGAGTTAGGCGCGATACAATATCTTCAACTAGCTTTGGTGGAATCGCGTTTCCGATCTGCACAATTTTATCTTTATGATTTCCGGCGAATGTATAGTCCTTTGGAAACCCCTGTATCTGTTGTAATTCAACTATATTAAATGGTCTTAGATAAAACCCATCACTCGTCTTTAATGTTACGTACAATCTTGGTTGATGATCATACGTACATATGATCGTCTTACTCGGCTTTGTTATATCTACGATTTCACAATGAATGGGTGATATTCTCTTACCGAACGAGAACTGATACTCACTGACTCGTTTGTTTTTCCACGTGACGCCGCGTGCCTTTTCGTGTAAAGTGAGATACGGATGAACTTTTCCAATCGATGTACCCTCGCCTATCATTATACTTTCTTCCTTAACACCAGCTTCTTTTATGAGTTCTTCGGGTACTTTCAGCGCACCCTCCATATCGAACCCGACTATATCCCTGAGATCTGGGGACGTATTCTCTGGTTCAGGAAATTCAAAATTAAAAGTAGAATCTCTAGAACCCACAATAAACAAGCGTTCTCGTTTTTGTGGAACGCCGTGTTCGTGTGCCTTCAAAACTTTATAATGGCACGTGTATCCAACGTCATTAAACGCCTTCACAATAATATCAATGAAGTTTTCACCATTGGAAGTCTTACGATTTAAGAGACCTTTCACATTTTCACCGATTATATATTTAGGTTTAATTATCCTCGCGGCTCTTACAAATTGGAGGTATAATTGACCTCTCATGTCATCTGGATTTTTCTTACCGGCATTCGAGAAACTCTGACATGGAAATCCACCAAATATAATATCGATTTTTCCTTTTAATTTTTCAAATTCTCCATCCGTTATTTTATTTATATCCCCGCCTATCAGTTCGGAGTTTGGAAAGTTAAGTTCGTGTGTTTTTTGAAATGTAGGTTTTAATTCGGAATAATGGGTGACGTTTATACCTGCATTTGTCATCCCGACAGTGTCACCTCCACATCCAGAAAATAACGATAACGCACGAATTTGGGACTTTTCCATTCTAACTATAATTCGATCCATTCCTTTAATGAGGTTAAAAATAATATTTTCATTACGTATATGCTACGATATGCCGCGCTTAATTTTGAATTAAAGCGCGTAATGGGTCAAATATATGAAAGAGGGGAACGGGTGATTCTTGATTATGCCAAAGAGAACGTGCCACTATCATCAGCTATGCGCATACGTCAAACCACAGAAACGATGATAAATACAATTCCGAAAGGATCCATGTGTGCCTTAAAACTTACTAGTTTTGGGAGTAGAGAGTCTCCGACACAGGCAAAGCATCATGTCTCTAAATTGATACAACACGCAAAGATGCGAGGTGTGAGTGTGTGTATAGACGCAGAGGATGTCTTATATCCAGATTTATGTTATTCTCTCATGCATGAACACAATACATCCACTTATACTCACGTATATAATACATATCAAATGTACAGACGGGACGCAATCGATGATATGATGCGGGATATAGATAGGGCGAAAAAGGACGAAATAATGATTGGTATAAAACTCGTGAGAGGCGCATATCTTAGAAAACAACCCGATGTATTCACTGATAAATCCGATACAGATAGACAATACAATGACGCATTATCTGAAGCACTGATCGTTCCACACGCACACTCAATTTTAGCTACACATAACGAGGAATCATTACAACTCGCAACACAGTTTAGCCGGGATAAATATGTGACGGCACAATTATTAGGTTTAGGAAGAGAACCCGGACAAGTAGATTTTAGATACGTACCGTCCGGGTCATTTAGGGAATTAGCGCCGTATCTTTTGAGGCGATTATGGGAACGTTGGTCATGGGATTGATAACACGAAAATTTTCATATATTATAGTAATGAAGATCATTCTCAATAAGAGTCCGATCGCTGAAAAGAAATACCGAGTGACTTTTCCAGACGGTAGTCACGTGGATTTTGGCGCAAAGGGATATTCAGATTATACCATACACAAAGATCCTATCCGCATGCGTCGTTACATAACACGTCACGGTGGCGTATATACACGTAAATTTATTGACCCACAAAGGGTACATGAGGGAATGTCTAAAGTGGCTAAGAGCAGACGGGAAGAGTGGGGAATTTCGGGGTTGAAAACAGCGGGTTTTTGGTCTAGATGGCTCCTATGGAGCGAACCAAACTTACGAGACGCGATGAAACTTATGAAAACTAGATTTGGGCTAAATATATTATAATTCTAAAAACGACTAAAGTACATATGCAGTTCATTCAAGCGTTGCCTATCCCGTTCTATTTCCTCGGTATTCTGCCTAATGGCGTTATTGAGTTCTGTAAGTAAGTTGCGCGTAATCGTATTTTGTTTGTCCATATAACTACGGTAAAAAGTTCGTTCGTTGGGAATGTTACATCCATTCGAACGAAGTTCCTCAATCGTACATTCACGGAGAAAAATGTCATTATCTCGTGCGAAATCGCGAACCGCATTCCTTTTAATCTCGGGAGTCACTCTCTGTCTGATTTTCAGATACTTAAGACGGCTTTGATCATTTCTGATTATATTTCCTCTTCGGGTCTGCGCATTGATGAGATCAGCATATTCCTGTCTGTTTTCTCTCCATACGTCAGGATCAACTGGTTGCGGTTGTCGCGCAACCCTTTGTGGTTTGGGTAAAGTTTGTTTTTGTATAACCTTGTATAAGTTTTGCATACTTTGACACATTTTCATGTATTCTCCCTCCGGTACGTGTTCGGAGATGATATCAACAGATTGCATGAGCGCGGTAAGGTCTTCCATGGTTGGAGGCAAATTAAAGTAACCTTTTTAGATATTGAATTTCACTTAGGGGTTCGTAGCTTAAAAACTACAACGTATTATATGTATGAAACCATTCCTTAAATGGGTTGGTGGGAAAACACAAATACTAGATTTTGTCTTAGGTAATTTTCCCGATAAAATAAATGATTATCACGAAATATTTGTGGGTGGAGGGAGCGTGTTATTCGCCGTGCTAGATAGGTGTAACGTGACAGGAAAACTATACGCATACGATCTCAATAAAACACTGATACAGGTATACAAAGATGTTCAAACTAGACCAATATCACTTCACGAAGAGGTTATGAAACTGTTTAATACGTATGATTCTCTGAATGGTACCGAAATAAATAGAAAACCTACAAACGAAAACGAGGCAATGACGTCCAAGGAAAGTTATTATTATTGGATACGACATCTATACAATACGGACACGGGCGACCGTTCGGCGATGTTCATATTCCTAAACAAAACGTGCTTCAGAGGTGTATTTCGTGAGGGTCCCAACGGGTTCAATGTTCCGTATGGACATTACAAAAATACCCCACAATTTCTTACGATAGATGAGTTCAAAAATATATCCTCGAAACTACAACGCGTTGAGTTTAAACACTGTGATTTTAGAGATGCGATACGACGCGTCAAGTCCGATGACTTCATGTACTTAGACCCACCATACGCACCGGAGACGAAAACATCTTTTGTGGGATACACTAAAGATGGGTTCGGACTCAAGGATCACGAAACTTTATTTGAGATGACAAAGGCGAGTGGTGCTCAATTTGTAATGAGTAATGCGGGAGTTGATTTAGTTAGACGTACATTTGGCGATTACAAGATATCTGATGTCAAGGCGAGACGCTCTATAAACAGTAAAAATCCGGAATCTACGACGACCGAGGTGATTGTATCTAGTCATTTAAAATCTACTTAAATAACATGACTTCATGCTTCAAGGTGAATCGTCTTTGGCAACCTGATGAAATCAAATTACCCAATTGGTACAAGCCGATCGATCCCACATTACAGGAATTTTTAAAGCAATATCATGCATCCAGTAAGACTGGTGAAATTTCGGGAAAAGATGGGAATAAAAAACGTCGTAAGAATCGTTGTTTGAGATATATCACGCGAATGATTCCTTTTTATGATGTCCCATATCAGATAGATCTTGGATCGTGTACATTATTGAAGCGCACACGGGGTTCTAAAATGAAATATTCCTCCCGGAATAATGTAATTTTCGTCAATTTTTCGCGATATTATCTTAGAATATCAGTGAAAACTATCGCTACGACTATAAATGGAATTGGTTTAAATGTACTTGGAAATGGGGTTGAACTTGACGTGAGTAAGACAGATCCGGAAACACAAACTTATACGATTCCACCCATATTGTATAAACACGACTACATTAAGAATGTAAGGGATGACAGTCGCGTATTGAGACATTTTAACCGTAATTCTATCAATTCAACTACAAATTTACAGTATCTCGTACTCCCGAAATGTTTGGCCGCATCAACAGTTCAATTAGATCCATATTCCAGTGCATACTATTTAACTGTAGAAATAGTTGATGAAAATGATAACGTAAAGCGGGTACTCATGCGCGATATACTTCACCACACGTGTTGGGATGTCGTATTTGACGATGAAAATATAAACAAGGATTTCAATAAAATGATACATGAAAATTTACAAGACATCCTAGAGACTATGACATTAGAAGATCGGAAAAGAAGTAGTCAGCTTGATAAGATCAAGGCTGCCATAAAAGAACAGAACGAGCTCAACAGTGGCCCACCACGAGTTCCAACGACTCGTGTGGGTGCATTCCTTGGCGCACTCGCTCTTATGACATTGATGAAAGGGTAGTGTTACATTTTTCTAGCTATTTCTAATTTCTAACAAACACCTCGGCGATGCACATCCATGAGAATGTTGCACAGTTCCAGGTACTTTCCTTCCGGAAGCTCGCAATCTTCAATGAGTCCTAACGCTTTTTGAAGATTGGTTACCTTTTCCCGAACCGGAGCCACGGGCGCGGCGGTGGCTTGGCGTTGTTCAATTCTCTCTCGTTCAACGATTCCCGTGGCGAGACGAGCGGTTTGTTCGCGCAACCGATCGCGTCGTTCCGCCGCCACATAGTTAATCATGTCTCTTCGGGCAGGGGTAGAGTGACCTCTCGTGCGTCGCAGTTGGCGCAACATGTCATCTGGGTATCCAGAGATAAATCTATCCAAGTATTGCAACATATCGAGGCGGTTGTGTCTGATAGTAGCCAATTTCATTTGGACTCCCGCACCACGAAAACCATTCGGTGATTCCCTCCACGCTTCAATAACATACTTGAGTGTATTCATGTTACCAGTAGCGATAGCATATTCAAAATCACTCGGAGACCAGTCTCGGTATTTGTGACAGAAAGTGTTGTAAATCAATTCAATCTTTTGAACGTGTTCAGTCTTGATGGTCTCTTCAATGATGTTGTGCATGTCCCCAATATTGGCAAAAGCATCTCTCGCAGTAGATGGATAATATGTAAGCGCGCTTCTCATCATGGTAATATCACCATATTTAATAGCGGAATACATCATTTGACGAAGGATACGCAATTTGTCCTCATGGGTACCCCCGATCGCCACGTAGCGAAGATCCGAACGGAAAAACGAATAGTATTCATCCAACCATTGATTCTTGGCACAAAGTTCGATTTCTACCTCAAGAGATCTGGGACAATCAGATGTCTTGAGGAAGTTGTAGATGTTTCGCTGCTGGTGGGTAGCGGCGGCTTCGATGACCTTGGATTTCTTGTAGTTGAAGGTTTTTAAACACTCAAGGTGTCCCTTCTTGATAGCAGATAAGCAGGTTTTGCAGTCTTGGCAGCGCATTGATATGGGTTCTTCTTTTTTGAAGTAACTTTTACAGGTCTTTAAGCTCACTTAGGCGTCAGTATACAGGAATAGTTTCTGGTTCATTGATCCATAGCGAAAGCGGGCTTCGTTGGAACTCTATAGCCGATATCAAACCTCTTATACCTCCAATTTCGGGTGCATATAGTTTAAGATATTCATCACCTGTAATTAAGTACCTTTTATACTTATTTTTCTCGCTGATTTTAGAGGTTCTGAAAAATTGAATCAGTAAAGGTTTACTACCCGTTCGTTTTGAACTTTCAATGAGTTTTTCAATACTTTTTTCAAGACTAGCCGAATTCGTCGTATTTTCATCTATTTTCATTTCATACTCAATATATACACCCGTTGAATCATTTTTATTACATCCATCAAGTCCCGATATATGACCTGTTCCATAGTTCGTGTGATTCTCTAGAGACCCAATAAGTTCTTGTATAAAATTTCCCAAATTCATTTGCATTTGTTTAATTTTATATGGGTCTGACATCCATTTAATATAATCTGGTTCATGTCCATATAAAATATCCATCATTCTTAAATAATAATTATTTTTAGTTTTCGGTATATCGGATGGCGCTTTACTCCATTTTACAATGAGTGAATCTAATATTTCATTGTCTGGAATCATTAATCCACTCATACTTACACTTACACTACGTAGTAAGTAATTCCTTAATTGACTTACCTACATGATATGCTAGATTTACAGGTACAGCGTTTCCGATTTGTTTGTATTGTGAATTCATAGAACCTTCAAATTCATAATTATCTGGAAAGCTTTGGATTCTAGCATACTCTCTAACATTCAGAGGTCTTAATTCGGTTGGATGACATCTCTCTGTTTGTTTTTGTTGCGGGGAACATAATAACGTGAGCGATGGCTGTGACATAGATAATCGTTTTGCGATGCCTCGTTTACCACCCCCCGAATTGTAGCTGTTTCCCAAATATTCTCGCTGTATGTTCTCGGGTAAATCAACCCAACAACCACCCTCTGGAACTAGTCTCAAAACATCTTTCTTTTTTTCGGAATATTCTGCGCCGATACTGGGTGGTACGTTGTTTAATACGTCTGATAATACTGGTTTATAATTACTTTCTTCGGGGAACTTATATGTCTTATTTAATTTTTTTAAAACTCCAACGATGAATAAGCGTTCTCGTTTTTGTGCGACATCATAACAGTTAGCATTAAGTACCTTATATTCTATATTATAAGAGCCATCACATTCCAATATTTTAAGAATCTCCCGAAAAGCTTCGCCCTTGTTTAGATTTGTCATCCCCTTTACATTTTCAACGACGAACACCTTTGGGTGTATAGTTTTTACAAGGTCTCTAAACGTATAGACCAAGTGTCCGCGCGCATCTTCCACACCTCCCCGATTTCCCGCAATGGACCATGACTGACACGGGATTCCACCACACAAAACGTCGGCTTTGTCTATAAAATCACTCACATCCACGTGTTTCATATCAATACATTCAATCCTTACACCTGTATGATTTTTAGTCAATGTTTTACATGAGTCTTTATCGTTATCCACCAATAAAACTGGATTTAGACCCGAATTCATAAATCCCGTTGACATTCCGCCGGCACCGGCACATACTTCGATGAAATCTAGTGACATGTGTACGTAGCAACTTAATTCTTTAATGTAGTAAGGGTTAAACGAATTTCACAAAGTCTATGTTACCTGTCTCATCTAGGCTGTCTCACCATGGAGACGTAGTTCTACCAATTCTGATAGTTTTTTTAATGAGCATTCCGAATTTATTTTTTTTATTAGGGCTTTTGTGGCATTCGTAGTGATAGAAAATTCCGTTGCGAGTGTTCTCGATACATTGCCAGGTGTTTTTTCGTTAGACAAGAGTGATGACAATTTTGTATACCTTTCTTTAAATTTTTCGATGTTTATATCATCGATACGCGTATAAGAAGTATTTTTACCTTTTGATGTAGTCTGTTGTGTATGACAATTAGGGCATAAAATTCTTAAATTATCAACTTGATTGTTAAAATGGTTTCCATCTTTATGATCTAGTTCAAGTGTTAATGTTTTTTCGTTCCAAATTGTACCACATCCACATTCATCACACCTTTTTGATTCGCGATATCCGAAATTTATTAGTGCATCTATTAAAACATTTGTTTGAGATAATGGACGTGGATAATTGCCAGTATCTAACATTTTTTTTGTCACTTTATATTTTACTTCTAGATGGTCTATATTTATATCATGTGAATTAGCATAATCAGTTAAAGCTCTTTTAATATTTTTGCTTATCGTACTCGACATGATCGATCCCTTATAGTCGCACATTTCTTTGTGTACATTTACAATAACGTCATGCCAATTGAGATCTATGTCTGTTAAAAGTTTTCTTTTTTCTTCATCTGAGAGTTTATTTACCAAATACGTACCAAGGCTACCTTGTTTTACCCATAATTTATCTTTCCAAGAAGCAATTACTTTTAAAACTTCTTCATCTCCATTATCTTTTAACCATTTATCAAACGCATTCATATGCGTTGGTTCTCTATTATTATATTCAAAGCTTCGTGACATGTGTTTCCTAGAAAATTCAGTACATGATTTTGATTTTAAAATTCGCTCTCGTATTATACGTGGAGGAGTTCTTTCAATTTCTTCCACGAAGTTAAATGCGATGACAACGCCTAACGATTTTGCATCTTTAATAAATGGTTTAGCACATTTGGGTTCCCAATGCGATGATGAACTATAACCAAGTACCCTAACCATATCGGTCCACGAATTTAATAATTCATAGATTTCTTTCTTTTGAACACGGGGTATTTCCTTTATAAAATATTCTACTCGCGTCACAATGGTTTGTCCGTTGCGTCGGTGCGGAAATTTCAGACGCATATCAGATTGAACCAATTTAAACACGTCCGTTTCTTCGAATTTTCTACTATACATATCTTAATTTATTTCAAATTCTTTAATTACATCGGAATCTGTGGGTATCCATTCTAAGTATATCTATTCTAACAAACTCCTCTTCTATGCACATCCATGAGGAGGTTACAAATCTCTAAATATTTACCCTCTTGAATTTCACATTCTTCAATGAGTCCTAACGCTTTTTGAAGATTGGTGGATTTTTCTTGCGCGGGAGCTACGGGCGCGGCAGTGGATTGGCGCTGTTCAATTCTCTCCTGCTCAACTCGTCGCTCCTCCGCTTGGTTAATAGCGTGCGCCTGTCCTAGCTCAAGCATCTTTTGGCATACATACGAAGCCATCTTTCGTCTGGCTCTGGTAGATTGACCTCTGCTATAATTAATCTCGTGCATCATATTCTCTGGGTATTCCTTGTTAGGAAGGAATTCATCCAACAACTTTAACATATCCAAGCGACTTTTTGCGATAGTGGCCAATTTCATTTGGATTCCAACCCCTCTCATTCCATCCGGGCAATTTCTCCATAATTCGATGACTTGAAACAAAACAGAGATGTCACCGGTTTCAATCGCATAATCAAAATCCCACGTATTCCAGTGGGCGCTTCTGTTTTGAAACCATCCATACACTTCTTTAATCATATCCTTATTCTTGGATTTAACAGCCAATTCCATCGCCTGCATCATATCATCTTCAGATGCATAGGAATCCATAATTCGTGGGCCCGGGACCGTGTACCGAACACTTGAGTTTTGGTCGGTTCGTGTCCAATCATTACCAACCACAGAACGCGCATACACGTATTTGTTGAGAGTTTGTAAATCATTGGCTTTAATACACGCACTCACAACATTTCGCACGTGTTGTTTGCGCCGCGGCTCAATACCAGAGGGTCTTTCTTCTATGATGGGTCTATACATTTCATGGTATTGATCGTACCAACCATTCAAGATAAGTTGAGTTCCAAGGGTATCCCAGTCATCGATAAGGGAGGGGTTCAAATTCGGAATCCAATGAATTTCTTTGAGAGCGTTGTATACATGAAGCTGTTTTGCTTTAGCGGCTTCAATCAAAGCATTCTTGCATTTCCTATAATCGAAAGACATAACACATTCGGCATGACCTTTCCTAATAGCGGATAAGCATGTTTTGCATTCTTGGCAGCGCATGGGGTCTTCTGTAAAATGATACGAATTTTTATACAGTTCGTTTTAACTTAGGGCATTTTTATGAATAGATTTTCTCATGTATTGTTAAAGACAATGACGCGCCGTACAATTATTTTTTTGTGCCTAATCGTTTTAATAGCAATATTCGTAGGATACTACGTGACAGTCACCATAGTGAAAAAAAGTATAAAGAGTCCGACTAACCCATTTGATACCCCACCAACTGAGGTTGAATCCGAACCCAAACCCAGTCCAAGTCCCGGACCCACTAATGGGTCGGGTAACAATTCTAAACCACAGAAGCACCCCGCCGTTGAATTGCGTGAGTTAGAACAGCCACAATAAATTATTGATTTATAAATAAATATATGGTGGTAACAGGAGAATTCAGTTTTCAAAACGCATCTCATTTTGCTAAGCTTTCCGAGCTAGCATATGAAAAGGCCGAAGATAAGGTTAGGGCAGCTTCCAAGAAATTTGGCTATAAAAGTGTTAAATATTTCGATAAAGATGGTGCCCAGTGTTATGGGTTTGAACACGACAACTATTTGGTTTTATCCTTCCGGGGTACCGAACCAACAACAGCAAATGACGTAAAGGCCGACCTTAACATATTACACTGCGAAGACTCGCCTCGCCCGGGACGCGTTCATCGTGGATTTAAGTCTGAGGTCGATACATTATGGCCGGATATTGATAAATGGTTAAAAACTAAGAAGAAATCCAGAGTTTATACATGTGGTCACTCTTTGGGCGGTGCCATGAGTGGAATTGCCGCAACCCGAATCGAGGGTAGTATCTGTTACAATTACGGGTGTCCTCGGATCGGAAATGACAAATGGAGACGGGCGTTCAATGAATCTCATAAAATGTACCGTTTTGTGAATGATAGGGACATAGTTCCCCGTATTCCTCCGAAATGGATGAGATACAAGCACGCCGGAGAATTGTTCCATATCAACAAGACCGGTGATAAAATTACCAAAAACCCGAATCCTTGGGATCAATTTAAGAGGGGTATGGCGAATATGTGTCGTAACCCTTTGCGAATAACTCAAGGTATTCAAGATCACGACATGGCGGATTATTGTAAATTTATCGAAAATTGGAGCAAAAATCACTAAATTATAAAATATTCCAACATTTACATTTTTTTACTAATACTCTTTAACGGTATTACTAAAAAATGAACAAATTTAGCCTAAGTGACATCGGAGACTTAAAAAGTCAATTCAAAAAATACAAACCATGTTCCGGTGCGCTTGCTGCGGCGAGCTTGATATCGCTATTGAAATGGGATGCATCCAATGCTTTAAAAGGTGCCTCAAACGTGGGGAAGAGGGTGGATTGAATGCGGATACACTCGTAAATTGTGCCAAAAATAACTGCCCGGTCATGTTTAGGCACGCTTTGAAAGAATATGTTGAGGGCAAAATACAACCCGAAACTTGGGATATTCCGGGTAGAGAATATGAGGTCGCCACTCATGTTATTCAGCACAGAAATCCAACTTGGTATCCGTACATTGTTGATTTTGTTTCCCGCTCAACCAATCCCAGGAATATCGCTATTTTGAAACTCGCCATCAAGGTTGGTGACACTGCTATCAGTAGTCAAATTTACCCATACTTGAAGCCGAGAACGACCCATACCGCCACTCAAAAAGACCTGGGTGATTTTATGGAATGTGCCGCGTTTAGCGGACAAATTCACTCGGTTAGATGGGTTGAACAGCATT